TATGCAAAAATTTATTTATAAACACAAAAAAACCGGCCGGAGAGTGGAGAGCGACAAGCCCATTGACGATGAGAATTTAGAGCTGGTTACGAAAGTCAGCAACGGCATAATTGATAACGCCGTTGTCTTTAAAAAATAACTATGGCAGACGTAGCACAGGCAAAATACATAACTAACGCTTTAATGCAGCAATTTTTAAATGAGACGCTGGACGAAGGCGAAACGCGCCGCGCTATGCTGGCGGCCGAGGAATTGGTACGCGGCATTACCGGCAGGAATTTTTTTGCCGATACAACGGCCAGCGCGCGATTGTTTAATGGTAACGGGGAACAGGAGCTTTTAATTGATGACTGCGTGGAGATAAGCACGGTTGAAGTTGGCGATAATTACTGGGGCGACAGCTTTTCAACCATACCGGCGGCCGGTGGCGGAGCGAGCGATGTGTATATTGTAATGCCGGTTAATCGCAAGGACGATGCCGGTATGACCTGGCCGATTCGCAAGATACTATTGCGCAGCCGGTATTGGATAGAGGGCGTGGCTAACCACCGCATTACAGCCAAGTGGGGGTTTAGCGCCGCGCCACCCGAGGATATTGTTTTCGCGGCTACGGTGCTTGCGGCAGGTATGTACAAATACGGCCGGGGTGGGAGCATTGGCAACATTCAAAGTGAAAAAATAGATAAGTACAGCGTGACGTACGCCAATGAGGATCAGTGGGCAGAATACAACAAAGCGCTGAACATTTTGCAGCGGTACAAAAAATACTACCTATGAGCATAGAAAGGTTTTTTACAACATTGTTTACGGTGCGCCGGCAGAGCTGGAGCGGCGTATTAAGCAGTATGAGCCAGGTAGCGACGTTTTACGGCCACCTGCAGCCCTTACAAGCCGAGCTGGCCGAGACGCTGGGACTGACTTTTACACAGGCATTTACGGTATGGTGCCCGGTTGATACGAACGTACAGGAAGGGGACGAAATTGAGGCCGGAGGGGTTGTCTACGGCGTAAAGGCCAAACAGACGCATGATTACGCTCCGAACGCACAGAACAGGCATATTGAGTTAATCGCAGAAAAAAATCTTGATTATGCTTCAGCATAGCTATGGCACAATATGAAGTTAAAATAGTTGGTTTAGAAGAGTTTAAAAAGGCGTTGCAGAGAAATCCGCAGCGAGTAGCCAGTGAAGTCAAAGCATTTTTAACGCGCGCTATAGCCGCTTATAATCGCGGCATCATCCGTAGTCCGTGGAGAGTTGGGGGAAGTGGTGGCGGCGTGCCGGTTTTAACTGGTAATTTACGCGATACGCATCGTAACGAAATATCGGCCTGGCAAGCAAGGATTTACCCGACAGCGCCGTATGCACAATTCGTGCATGAAGGAACAAGCAGAATGAGAGCGCGTCCGTGGCTTGATTATGTGCAACAGCAGAAAGACAGTGAAGTGCAAAATTTAGAAAAACAGATGTTAGAGAATATTGTATCTGACTTAGCAAGTTAGTATGGCAACTATATACACAAGCGTAACCGCAAAAATAAACACAATTTTAACGGCCGTAAAGACCGCAGGCAAGTTAAAAGCAGTGTACGGCTATCCGGTCAGCCGGTTTCCGGACGGCTACCCGGCAATAGTTTTTTACCCGGATGAATTTCAGAATAGCTTTGAAACTGTGAGCCAAAATTTTCGCGTGATTCGTTATAAAATTTTTGTAGTCATCGGGGTTACGCAGACGACGCTTAATAATATTTTCACGACAGTATTGCCCGGCGTGGTAGACGCGGTTATCAGCCAGTTTGATAGCGATTGGGATATGAGTACGATTGACGGCAACAGGGTGTGGGCAAAAATTGACAGCGGCCGTTGGGGAGTAAGTGAAGAAGACAAGGCGCTTACGGCCTGGGCGGAACTGAATATTGAAATTAAATTAACAACCAATAATTAAGGGATATAGCCGGCAGTTCGCGGTCGCATCATCCGCGACTGTGAAGGTGGCATACGTGCGCCTTCCCTCTAAGGCGGTTCGGCGAGTACGCTCGCCAGCTGCCGGCCGTATCACTTAAAAATCGGCTTTAATTTTTAACAAAAACAATATGAGCGAAATCATCGGCCGCCAAATAGAGCTCGGCGTGACAGTTGAGCAAACCCGCGGCACGCCCCAAGCAGTGGCGGAAAAATGGCTTAAGAAAATCACGGCTAATATCCGCAGTCGGGCGGAACACGCTATTGATGAGTCAAGTCATGGCGTATTGGAAGACAGCGACGGACGCCGTGTAATTAAAAAATGGATAGAAGGGGATGTGGAGGGAAACTTGCACATTGACGCCATTGGCTACTTCCTCTACAACATTTTCGGTAGCATATCCAGTAGCTGGGTCGCTTCCGGAGTGTACAGTCATGTCTTTACCCTGGCGCAGAGCATACAGCACGCCAGTCTGGCGATTTTCGCCAAAGACGGCGGCGCGCAGCAAAAGGTGTTTAATAACGCTATGGTCGGGTCCCTGCAGATTCAAGCCGCTATGGACGGCATAGTCCGCTTTACGGCCAGCATTATGGCTAAGACCGAAGCGACGAACAGCGACACGCCAAGTTACGATACCGAGTACGATTTTATCGGCAAAGACATCACGGTTAAGATGGCCGACACCGAAGCCGGTTTGTCTGGCGCGACCGCTATTAAAGCGAAAGACTTAAATATCACTTTTGATCAAGGTATTATTTCCGACTATGTATTCGGCAGCTATAATCCGGACGATATCTATAACGGCAAGATGAGCATAGAGGGCGAGATGACGCTCAATTTTGAGGATACGACTTATAAAGATTTGTATTTGGCGGATACAAACAAATATATGCAGATTCAGATTGCCGGCACGACCGACATTGGCGGCGGTAACTATCCTACGATTACGATTCTGTTGTATAAAGTCAGGATTAGCGATTGGGACCGGAGCGGCGGCAACGATGAGCTGGTGACGCAGAAAGTAAGTTTTAAAGCGTTTTACAACAGCACGGATAGCAAGCAAAGTCAGGTGACGGTTAAGAATAACACGGCTGAATATTCATCGGCACCGAGCGCTTAAAGTAATAAAAAAGCCCCGCTCTTAGGGGCGGGGCTTGGAAAACATAAAATCACAATTTCTGCATTTATATCTTTTTTCTGAAAATTTACTTAGTAAATAAAATAACCTATATGCCTAAATTAACAGACATCAGAAAAAAAATCAAGGTTAAGCTGCAATCTAATCCGGAAGTTGAGATTGAACTCTACGACGGTGTTTTAGCGGCAGATTTTGCCGAGATAGAAAAAGAGGGTGATGATTTTAAAAAAGCGTTATTACTTTTAGTGAAATTGATTTGCGACTGGAATTATACTGATGATAAAGACATAAAATTACCAGTTACTTATGATAATGTTGCCAAGATGGAAATTTTGGATATTAAGCAATTAATTGGCGAGACGAGAATTGGCAAATCTTTTTTAGAGACGCCGCCAGTCAAGAAATAATTGATTTTGTCTGGCGGAACACTGTAAATTTTTTAGGCATTAAAATTTGGCTTTGCTACGAAATGCATTGGACAGAGCAGGAATTTTACAGTCAGAGAATGGATTTTATTAATGAGTTAGTGCAGTATCGGGTTGAAGCCAATAAAAAAATTGAGATGGAAAATAAGAAACATTATGGCAGATAGAACGCTACAAATCATAATTAAAGCCATAGACCAGTTTAGCTCAACATTTAATGAAACGAGCAAGAGTTTGACCAGTGTCGGGCAAAGTATTACAAATGTCGGCAAAACAATGACGACAAGTTTGACATTACCTATTGTCGCATTCGGCGGATTTGCCGTTAAAGCCGGCGTTGATTTTGAAGGCGCAATGAATAAAGTTAAAGCGCTGACCGGCGCTACATCCAAGCAATTTATTGAATTAGAAAAGACAGCTCGTGATCTTGGTTCAAGCACTGTTTATTCCGCAAAACAAGTTGCTGATGCTATGGGATTTATGGCTATGGCCGGCATGGATACTGATAAAATTTTAGGATCAGTAAATGATACTTTGACATTAGCTGCATCAGCTAACATTGATATGGCAACCGCCGCAGATATTGTAACGAACGTCATGGCTGGTTATGGCATTCAAACTGAAGAGTTAGGCGGCGCGGTAGATGTTTTAACAAAAGCATTTACTTCAGCGAATACTGATTTGACGCAATTAGGGCAGGCGATGAAATATGCCGGTCCGGTTGCTAATGGCATGGGCATTGATTTTACAGAAGCAACGGCTGCGTTGGCTATGATGGGTAACGCCGGTATTCAGGGGACAATGGCTGGTACGGCTTTACGCGGCGCTCTCTCGCAACTTGCCAGTCCGACAAAAGAAGGAGCGGAAATTATGAAAAAATATGGCATTGCTCTCTTTGATGCCGCCGGCAAGACCATTCCCTTAGTTGACATTATTCAGAAACTTGAAATATCCGGTATTTCAGCCGCTGAAAGCATGGATTTATTTGGTTTGCGCGCCGGTCCGGCAATGCTTGCTCTTACTGAACAGGGAGCTGGCGCATTGCAGGATTTAACCAAAAAATTAGAGGATTCAGGCGGTACTGCCGAACGTATCGCAAACGTGCAAATGGAGGGTCTTTACGGCCAGTTGATACGCCTCAAAAGCGCGTGGGAAGGGTTTGCCATTACCATAGAAGAACAGGTATCGCCGATTTTACAAAAATTCGTTGATGGGCTTATTAAATTAATGACGATGTTTCAAAATTTAAGCCCTAGTATACAAATAGCAATTATAGGTTTTGTTGC